CCTGTCCATGATGCAATATCTTCTACGGCTGCAAACCATACTGCCTTCAAACCGCCGATTGAATCTTTGCAGTCAAGGGTATAGTTTTGAGTTAATGCGCAAGCCATATTTATTTTTATTTTAAGGTTTTAAAATAGGGTAGGGGTGAATCCCCTACCCGTGATTTATATTAAGGTGCTACATACTTCTTCCAGAATACTACTTCATCCGGGAAGGCAATTTGTACACCTAGCTTGAATTCAACTACAAATCTCATCTCATCCGCCTCTTTTGCATAGAACAACTCGAAACGATCCTGCTCATTCAAAAGGTCAGTACCAAGATACATGTTGCTCATGGAAAGTCCGAAAAGCTGATCTGTTCCGTTCAATCCGTTAACACCGATCAATTTGATAGCAGTACCCGGAACAACTAGTTCCATGTTAGCAGCATCAACAGGGTAGTGGTAAAGGTTAGCATCACGCAAAGCCAATACATACTCACGGAAAGTATCGTTTCCGCAGAAGATAACTACATCAGACTTGTCCAAAAGGGCAGCAGGAAGGGCAGCGAATACCATGTCCACAGCAGCAATAACATTGGAAGTAGTCAAGGTAGTCTGGTTTGCAGTGTTACCATTGATAGGATCACCTGCACCACCAAAGCCAAGCGCATTGATGATAGTACCAAAGCCCATGAACTTGTTCAATTGTCCGTTTTGGCTTCCTGTATCACCCTGCCAGATAGCAGTCTCAAGGGCTGCACCAATTCTAGCTACTTTCTGAGCAGAATACTCAGCACCATAAGCCATGTAGTCATAAGTAGATCCTTCTCTCAAAGCCTTCTGAGTGTACTTAGCTTCAAATGCTTTAGGGCAGATTGATTCTTGAATCTTGATTTTACCTACAGTGATGGTTCTCTGTGTGATGGTAGTAGTTCCAGAAGAAGAGAAACCGCAAGTTCCACCTGCTTGGAATACCGCATCGGTAGTCATGATGTTGATAGTTTCAGCGGATTTGATACCCACCTGAACATTACCTAGTGCTTCGATCAAAGAAGCAGTTTTTGCTGAGAAGATAGCAGCAGAAGTCAACTGCAATTCGTTCTCCTTTACATAGTTAGTTAAACCTGATAAGTCTAGTGCCATTTTATTTTTGTTTTAATTTTTGAAATGCGTTTTGAAGGCTGTTATACCTGTCTACTTTTTCTACTTTCAATTGCTTTGCAAATTGATTAGGGCTAGTGATAGCTTTATCACTTGGTTCTTTTGCCAAAGATTCAAGGACTACTGCGGACATCTTTACCGCTTCCTTTACTTCTTCCGCTTTCTCTTCCATTGCCTTAACCTTTGCAGTCAATTCTTCTACCTTTTTTTCAAGGTCACCCATTGCTTGCTCAACCTTTGCCATTGCTTCATCTTTGATAGGCTCTTCTTCAGCAGGTACTTCTTCAGCAGCTTCGATCTCAATTTCAACCTTTGCTTCTGCTTCCTTTACCTCTGCAATTTTACCTTCTTCAAGGACTACCACGATTTCTCCGGATTCAAGTTGATGCTCTCCAACAGGTGCAGGGATTTGCGCCCCGTCTTCACCAATTACAAAGATCGAACCTGCCTCAAGATCATAGGCAACCGCTGTGCCATCTACTAGCTTACCTTCAACCAATGCGAAGGCAGCCTCTTTCTCCTGCTCAGAGAAAAGAAGTTTTTTGATTTCTACTAGTGCTTCTTTTGCGTTCATGATTATAAATATTAAATTGATTTTTAGTGTTCAATTTGGGATAGTATTTTGAAGATCTGCTGCATGATCTCTTCTTCCTTAGTTACTACCTTGTTGGTTTTCTCATAGCGGAAAAGTCCCTCCACGGAAAAGCCTTTGAAAGTCCCTGCCTTGACCTCATTCCAGATCTTGTCATTGTCTACTTTGAAAGACCCGAACCATGATCCATTTGAAATGTCTTCAAATCCTTTCGGAGGCATGATTCCCTTATCCCGATCAATGATAAAAGATTCAAACATATACACCCCATCTACCGGAGTGCTATGCTCCACATTTACCTTGGATTGATAGCCCTTCTTGAAGAATCTCTGTACTATCTTCTTGATCTCAGCAGCCGAAAAAGAAACATAGTACTCCTCATCTTCATCCCTTCTGTAGATCGGTAGATCCGCAATCATCAAAGCACCCGTAACGATTCTCTGTTCTTGGTTTTCAATGCTGAACTTGTTAAAACCTACAGCACGAAAATCTTCTTGGTTCATCTTGCTTTCTGCCCATCTTAGCATAGGCTCACCACCCCATAGCAAATACGAAATAGTCCCACAGGCTTCAGTATCTTCAGGGTTATAATATTCGGCTGCCCTGCTTAGGTAGGAATATGTTCTTCGGATGGTCTCTCTCGACAGATTTTCTCCTGCCATTATTTGAGTCGCACGAACTTTTCCCACCTGAGTAGCGCATCTATTCCCTACAGCCTCATTCAAACGGATTCCCCTTTCTGCGTTATCCTTGGCTGATTGAGGGTAGTCATTATATGAATCTTCTTGAAATCTACCTTCCCATTGAGTCGAGCAGATAGCTACCGCTTGATCAGATTCCTTGCCTTCATTGATCATGTATTCAATGCATCTAGGAAGAAAGTCTTCTTTGCTTTCCCCTTGGCTAGGCTCTACAAATTGCTGAGAAAAGGCTAGGAAGTTTTTTTGAATCGCAGGGTATTCTACTAGAGCAATGAAGTCAACTTCTTCCTCACCTTCGATCGTATCCCCGATCATCATCTCATATAGTGGTAGTTTCTTTTCCATAATTGTAAGTATTAAAATCCTGCCCTTCGTTCAATATCTGCTACTCGCTTCTGAGTTCCTGTCACATCACTTTCCACCACATAGGCTCTCAAAGGTTGAGTAGGTTGCATGGCTGCACCAAGTGCCGTGATCGGGCTGTTTCCTATGGTAGGAACTTGCTGAACAGCAGCAGGAGCAGAAGCATTAATTGAAGGAGCAGAGGCAGCACCGCCTCCGGGTACTTTTGTTTTTGCAATCTCCCTCACATTCTTGATACCGCCTGCCACCGCAATAGCAGCAGCAATCGCAGCACGAATAGGGGAAGAAGGATCACCGGGAACAAGCTGAGAAACATAGGCTTTCTGCGCACCTAGATAGGTATCAATTGTAGTAGCAGCTATAGCCGTAGCCTTTCCTGCTGCCGTGTTTTTACCTACTAGGCTAGAGACTGTATTCAATAACCCTGCTGCCATTGCAGCGTTCTGCATCTTGGCTTCATTCTCCTTTCGATCAATCTCAATCCGTGCATCTGAATAGCCTTTTATAGCTTCATTGTATTGCTGCTCTGTGATCAATCCCTTTTGAAACTGCTCAAGCGAAAGGGCTTCTTTTCTATCAATCAAATCCTTTTGGATCTGGAAACTAGCCTCCGCCTCCTTCATCTGCATATCCAAATCAAGCAAGGCTTTCTCTGCGTTTTGCTGATCAATAGTTAGCTGAAGGGCTGCAAGTTGCTGCTGCTCCTGCTGTGCTAGTTCTAGCTGAAGTGCAATCCTTTGTTCTCCCGTTAGCTTCTCATTTGCTAGGACATCCTGTCTTCTAGTCTCAAAGTCAAGTAGGATCTGCTGCCTTGCCTTTTCATTTTCATCCTTGATCCCTGCCAAACGGATCTCAGTACGGATATCGTTTAGCCTTTTCTGGAAGTCTTGCTCCCTAGCATCCGCTTCCTCTTTGTATTGCTTATCAATCTCAGCAAGTCTGTTCTGCCGTGCCATTTCTAGGCTGCCGTCATCTTTAATCCCTGCCTCTTTTAGCTTCTTTCTTTTAGCTTCAAAATCCTTCTCTACCGCTGCTTCTTCTTGCTGTCTCTTATCTAGCATTTCTAGCTTTGCATCTTCTAGGATGCCTTGCGCTTCCAATTCCAAAGCCCTTCTTTTATCGGCTTCAGCCTTTGCCTTTTCCGCTGCTGCTTTGCTTTTCTCCGCTGCTGCCTTTTCTTGCTCCCCTTGGAACTTGTAGAAGTTTGCTGCCTCCACAGCGTTTTCGGTTAGTAGTTCCTTCTGCCTTTTCTGTTCTTCATCCGTTAATTGTCCTTTGACTTTTGCAGTCTGCTGAAGAAGGGCTAGTTCGTTATTGATCTGCTGCCTTCTTAGATCATAGATCTCCTTCTCTTTTCCGCCTTGGGCAGATAGTAGCTTGATCTTATTGTTGATGTCATCATTCAACTTTTCATTTGACTTTCCAAGGGCTTCAAGATTTCTTTCCGCCTCATTTGTCAAGCCGATAAAGTCCGTGAATCCCGTGATCAATCCGCTGATGAATTTCCCTAGTTCCTCAAAAACAGGGAATAGTTTCATCATCACTTCTTTCACCTTATCAAAGTTTGCAATTAGCAAACCTAGGGCAGCTACCAAAGCACCGACCCCAGTGGCTATGATCGCCTTTCCGAATCCTTTCGTGCTTTTGGTCAATCCATCCGTAGAAGATGTAGCAGACTTTGCAGAAGCACCCAATCCCCTGAATGAGATCTTTAGCTGTTCTGTGACTTTTCCAATGTCTTTGAGTTGGGATAGACCTTGAGACAAAGCCAAAGCCCCTTGCACTTTTAGGAGTGCCTTTTCTACTTCTTCGGATTCCCCACCGAATAAAGCCATAGCACCCTGCACCGCTGCAATCCCTCCTGCTGCCGTGCTTGCTGCTGTGGTTAATGCCTGAAACCTTTTGCCCGGATCGAATAGCTGTGCCGCCTCATTTGCTGCCTCTATCTCATCACGAATCAAGGCTACCTTCTGCGCTGCTTGTACGGCTTCCGTAGAGAATTCCCCGTATTTCTGCCGTGCTACTTGTAGTTCTTGAGTCGCTTCCCTTAGTTGTTTCTTTAAGGGTTTGACATCCGCATCTAAAATGATCTTATTCTGTTCAGCCATTGGATTGGGTTTTTAAAGGTTAGGGGAATCGTTTTGATTCCCCATGTTTACTATTCTGCTTCTGCTTCTTCCTTCGGATTCTGCTCCTGTACTTGTGCTGCTAGGAATTGGATAAAGGACATTCCGTACTTGGTAGGCAGTTCTTGCGCCCATGCTTCAAGCATTTTGATTTGTTCTTCGTTAAGCGTTACTTTCATTTGATTTGGTTTTTAAGTGAATCGATTTGTTCTTGTTGTTCTTGTATTGCTTTGATCAAGATCGGTACTATTTTGGAATAGTCAACTTGTTGAAGTTTTGGTTCTTCATCTTCTTCAATTGCATCTTTTTCACCAAATACAGAATAAGGTAAAACTTCTGCAAGTTCGTGAGCAAGTACACCAAAAGATCGGCTTTGATCGGACTTCCAAGCAAAATCATAAATTTTAAGATTTGCTATTTTTTCAAGCGCATTAAAATCTTGTAAATCTTCTTTTAGTCGGTAATCTGAAGTTGTATTGTATAGAGTTAGGTTTCCTGAAGTCGAAATTGAACCCGTATTTGTAACGCTTCCCGCTCCATTTGATTTGTAGAAAATCATTAAAGGAGAATCAGTTGTTAATCCCGTTGAGATTTGAACATATTTTCCTGCATTGTTTCTAAACAAAACCCCACCTGTATTAAGGTCTGCTCCTGCCAATCCTGTTACATTCCAAAGCAATTCCCCCAAAGAAGTGATACGCATTCTTTCGGCAGTATCTGTGTAGAATGTATGGAAACCACCCCATCCTGCACTTGGTCCTATGCTATATCTCTGGTCACCACTTGCTGCATCTGAAGTTATAAAAGCGTAATTTGTTCCTGATTGATTAAAATTAATGGTGTTAGTAAATGCTCCTCCGTTTCTATTAAGCGTTAAAACAGGAGCAGAGCCTGTCACATCCAATAAAGACAAAGGACTAGCCGTGCCGATGCCTACATTGCCAGAGCCTGCTATATACATTAAAGTATTCGCACCACCGCTACCATTTCTAAACGAAAAATTACCCGTGTTACCCGTTGCTCTATGGTCAAAGAATAAGGTAGTAGAAGTTCCTTGATTGGAAAATATACCAAGTTGACCACCCGAAGCAGTACTTGTAAATTCAAGTTCTCCGTTTGTGAATGTACTACCACCGCTTACCCTTAATGCTCCCCCCGCCGTCACGCTACTTGAGAAGGTAGCTGCGCCTGTGGAGGCTAGGGTGAGTCTTGGTGAACCACCTATGCCTATTTGCAAAGCCATTCCACTTGTTACATCAATTAACGCAGTAGTGTTTTCATCAACAACATTAGGATTTAAAATAATACTTCTTGATGATCTTGTAAATGTTGAAACTCCATTTGCAGTTAATGAACCTGTGAAGGTAGCTGCGCCTGAATTAGCAATGGTTAAACGGGTAGTATCATTTGTTTTAAATGTAATAGGCAAATTTGAAATGCTATTAATTTCAAATTCAGAACTATTTGATTCTATTCTAGCATTTTGAGTAGAATTATTATTTGCAAAAAATCTAATTGCGCTAGAATCTCCTGCTGATCTTCCTATTAATCTTAATGCACTTCCTCCACTATCTGAATTAATAGTTACTAGCCCCGTAAAACTTGCAGTAGTCCCGTTCAAAGCACCTGTCAAAGTTCCACCCGTTAAAGGAAGGTATGCTCCTGTTGGAGAAACGCTTGTATTTACAGATCCATCAGCCATTAAAAACTGAGAAGAAGTTCCGCCTGTTCTAATTATGCTACTAGCAGTAATAGAAGAGGAGAAAGTAGCAGCACCAGATGAGTTAATTGTCAGTCTTGCAGTATTGTTTGTGCCTAAAATCAAAGACCTTGATCCTCTTGCGTTGATTCCAAAGGTATCTGCACCGCCTGTTCCAAATAGCATTTGAGCCGTACCAATATCCGCAATTATAGTTCCGTTTGTTTGCCAAGTCAAAGCCCCACCATTTGTATTAGTAGAATTGATATTGCCAACAAGATTACTAGGAGTTGATAGGAATAATTGACCTGCATTCACAGAACTACTAAAAGTAGCAGCACCACCCACGGCAATAGTAGCAACAACTGCATTATTTACTACAAAGGAAAGAGGGTGATTTGAGGTAGTTCCTACAAATCCCGTAGTAGCACCTGAACTTATTCTCATGTCAGAACCTCCCGTTGTAGTTGCACTTACAAAAGTGCTTCCTGCTGCTGTGAAAGTAGCACTAGTGCCGTTCAAAGCACTTGTGAAAGTCTTTTCGCCTGCAATAGTCTGAGATCCTGTAGTGATTAAACCCCTAGCAGTTCCAGAAGCACTTGGAATATTGAAGGTATGGGTAGTACTTGCACTTGAGATATTGAAATCCGTTCCGCTTGTACCCGTTGCAAAGTTCTGAACCTGTGCCGTCAACCCATTCAAAGCCGTCAAGCCTGTGGTGAATGTGGTGATGATTTGGCAGAGGGTATTGTTTTCAGTGTGAAGGGTTATAGTTCTTCCCGAATGCGCTACATAGTAACGAATAGCAAGTCTATCAGTCAAGGCTAGAGTAGTCTCTGGAACTGCAAGGGCAGAGAAATAAGGGTTGATATTTGTCCCGAAAGCAATCAACTCAGGGCTTCCGCTATTTGATGCAATCAAGGTAGCAGTAGATCCGCTTACCTTATAAAGTTCAATATAAAAGGTAGGACTACCTCCGCCTGAAGAAGCCTGTAGGTAGGTTTCAAAGTTCCAATTTCCCGCAGGAATCAAAAGAAGATTTGGATCACCTGCATCCGTAATGAAGGAAGCTATGTATCCATCCGCATTGATCGTGAAATCTGTACCTGCACCAAGAATAGGTGACTTGCTTAATTCTCTATAAGCAATACCACCGATAGTTCCTTGATTTACCGAACCATTTAGGTAATAACTTACAGATGATCCTCCACCCGTAGAAGAAGGGAAGTCTGCAAGGCTACCATCACCCCGAATGTATTGAGCCGTAGTACCTGCACCCGTTACGGAAATATTTCCGCTAGTAGTTACCGGGCTATTTGAGACAGTAAAAGCCGAAGGCATAGAAAGACCTACTGAAGTCACCCCTACATCTAGGTTTTCCTGCATCCAATCTTGGATCGTAGAAATAGTGACCTTGTTGGTAGTGGTAGCACCGCTTGCTACTATAGGAAGGACATCGTTGTTGGCAATGTCCGTTCTTTCAATCAGTTGACTTATTCTCTTATCTGCCATAATTCTTAAATATAAAATCTTGAAGTGCCGTTTTCTTGCAACATATAGGAATCATCTTCTAGTAGGATGAAGTCATAGTCTGCCGGGCTTACATTTCTAAGGATCTTGAATAAGGAAACATAGCTTAACCCGTTTGCAATAGGGTTATACTTATCTACCTTCTCAAGTTGGAAGTAGTGAACACCTACTTTGACAATAGTCCTAAAGTCAAGGTTCATGATGTCGGTAGGAGTCAAGTAGAAATAGCCTTCCAAAAGCCTACTATTTCTGTCACCTATCGCAGTGATTAAGCCTTGATAAAATTCGGTGTACAGATTTACCCCCGGATAAACACCAATCGAGAAATAGACTTCCCTTGGGTTAGCGAAAAGCACATCCGTAGAAGGATTGATAGGATCATCTAGGTGACCTGCATAGGGGTAATTGGTATAGGATACATCGCCTGAAGCGTATTCTATATACCAAGTAGAACATTCTACTTGTGGCTTCCAATAAGCTATTCTAGGCTTAAAGTTGTCAGGTATTTTTACTCCATTCTCTACCTTATAAAGGTGGATCATGATTTGCCCTGCTACCTCTTCACGCATTACAGGAGGACTGAAGACTACTTTCACAGTCTTGGTATCTAGCACAAAATCATTGTCTATGATCGTTCTACTTTCCCCGTAGGCTTGATTGAATTTGGTCTTGTAGGAAGTACTCCAATAATCGGCATCATCATCAAAAGTGAGCCTGTATTCCTTCGCTGTCAATTCGGATAGCGGAGTGATTGAAATCTCTTGGCTTTGATCTAGCTTATCAGACCAATCTATCGCTTCATCTTTAAAGGTTCTATAGAAGTCATTGTATGGGATAATCTCAAGGACATTTGTCCGTAGTTTATCTTGCGTTACATACAAATTGTACATTGAAATAATAGACTTCAAGAAATCCCTTTGCTTCATTGACTTTGGCAAAGTGTATTGGATTTTCATGGTATCCCCTTCCTCAAGTTCTACCGCCACGGGTACTGTGTTACCGATCTTAAAAGATCCTGTAGGTTGAATGATGACTTCGGTTTCTATATTCACTCCGAATCCTCCGCCTCCTTGTGGTTCGCCTGTCAGCCTGATCTCAAAGTAGTCATTAGTCGCTAAATCTACACCGCCTGAGATAGCTACATCCCAAGTGAATACCTGCCCTGCTGAGATGAAGGAAACATTCCTAGAAGAATACAAAATTTCTGATCCATTCTTGAGAACAGAGACAGTCCAGACATTGTCCGTGTACCCCTGCAATGCCTCAAAAGAAATCCTAAGATTCAAGTTCAATCCCGTGTTCAAAGATTGGGTTTTTGTCCAAGTGAATCTTGTGCCTCCGTTGCTGATCGCAAATCCTGAAGCCTCCACATTGCTAAAAACAAGGATATGTGAAAAGTCAGGATCATTAGTGATCTCTGCTTGATAAAGGTTAGGATTTTGATTGAGTAGGGTAGTGCTTTCCCTTGTGATCGTTTTCTCTGCCGTGATCAAAAGCAACTTTCTAAAATAGAAACTACTGAAGAAAGGTGCTGTCACTTGGAAGTTGGCTTCCGCAAAGATCCGCTTGAGAATTTCGCTTACAAAAACAGCGGGTTTGAAGTTCTTGATTGGGTAGGAAATAGAGTCAACAGAATAGCCGTAATCCACCAAGGGATAGACATAATTATCTTCCCCGTCTACCCATTGAGTTCTGTCCCAAGAACCTTCTATATTGGTTCTATTCCAGACATGATCATAGTCCGCAAAATTTAGATCCGCCAAGGTCTTATCTCCTAGTTCGTGAAGGATGTCCCGTAGCCTACCGAAGACATTCACCTCATAGATGATATCCCCTTCCAAAGAGTTGATCTTCATCATCCTTAGAACCCCGTCAAATATCTTGACATTATCTAGGAAGATCTGAGCCTGCGCCTGCTTTGCCGGGTTGAAGTTAACCCCTATGTTTGCATCTTCTTCATAGAAATCATTATTTACCGAAATATCAAAGATGTTCCCGAATAGCTGCTGATTCTTTGCCGTGCTTGGTAGGGTAATAGTCTTGGAATAGGAAGTGTTCCGCCTTTCGATATCGCTAATGTCCGAAACCGAAAAGGTGAAGTCTACATCAATATCCCCAAGGGTATCCGCTTCGATCCCTTCTACAAATAGTCTAGCACTCATATTACCTGTCTATTGTTTAGAAGTTGAAACTCGACATCCAATTCGAGATTAAATAACTTATCTGAAGCCGTTTTCTTAACCTCATAGGTGGTAGCGTTTGGCTTGACAGGAATCCAAGAAGGAGTGATATAGTTATCATTCACCAAGTTCAAATAAACCAATGGGGAAGAGTATAGCTGCCTGATTAGTTCGGCTTGGGTATCATTCAAATAGTCCGAAATGATTCTCCAATTCTGAGTTTCTTTTGTGAAATAGACCGGGTTTACATTCTTAACCACGATTCCATTCACCTCATAGATATCCCCATTGTAGTTTCTTTCATAGCCTTTCTTCTCGATCTGGAATGTAGTCTTATTTACTAGATCAAAGTTGAAGAAATCGTATGCCCCGTACTTATTCAGGTAGGCTATCCTCATCGGATCGTACCTTCCGCAGGATTGAGTGAAAATCTTTGCAAATTGATAAGCATAAAAAGTAGATCCTATTTGTTTTGTTACTTCAAGTTCAATGCTTTCTACATTTTGCCCGTAGGTAATTGGGCTTACTTTCAAATAGGTAATACTAGGAGTAGATACTGAACTAGGTGTAATGTCAAAAAATCCGGTAGTTCCGTTTTTGTAATTTACTGTCAAAGAAAATAATCTTAAAGTACCCGTATTGATAAAGGCAAAAATTTGAGAGTCAGTATCTCTCATTTTTATTGTAGTCCAATCTGTTAAAGGCTTATAGGTGTTATTAGTTCCTAAACCTGCGTATTGATTAACATTTGAGTACCAATTTTTCAACTCAAGCAAAGGAAAAGCCCCTGCAAAAGCGTACTTAGTTTCACTCACTACCTCACTAGCTAGAACGATAACGAACTCACCGCCTACTTCATAGTATTCGTAGCACTTAAGATAGTATGCCTTGATTGCATTGGTAGAAGATGAAGAAGTAGCAGTCTCATAAAACCCTTTGCTGTAGCTAAAATCTACAGAGACATATTTAGAGACATCGAACTCCACCGGTTCGGAAGGATCAGCAGGTGAATCATAGTAGGCAGTAGTTACCAATTCATCATCTGAATTGTAGACTTTCACTACATACTTGAAGCCTACCTCTTCTGAGTTCGTGCTGCTGATCGTATAGTTGATCCTGTTGAATGCAGGAAGGATGTCAATGCTAGGTTCTACTAGGGTTATCATTTGCTTATTCTTAAAATTAGTGAATCACTTCCAATGGTTTGAATGTCGACATTGAACTCCGGAGTAGCTTCATCTATTGATTGCTTGATGAACTGCCTTCCTTCAATACCATACTTCTTGATGTAGTAGGCTAGTCTCTTGGCACTACTTGAAATTTGTGGTAGCATATTTCTACCCTCGATCAGGTTAGTAGCTTCAATCTCCATGTTCTTTCTTCGCATCCATCCTTCCAACTGCTTCAAGGCTTCGACAGGCATTCCATAAGTTTTGAATTGGTAGAATCTACCATCATCATTCTTATAGGTCTTCCGCTTGTTTTGGATACCCTTCACACCCTTATCTATGTAGTCGGCATAGTCTACACCTATTTTTATTTCAAGCCTGTAGCCTGTCCTAGTTTCGCTTACACCAAGAACAGAAAAGGAAGATGCTAGTTTCCCTTGATCAGCAGGAGAATATTTGGCTAGGTTATCTACTAGATTGATCCCTAGTTTTTCCATCGCATTCTTGACATTTGCCACAAGCGTACCTTCAACCTTTGCGACATACTCGCTAGGATTCAGTTTTCTTCCACCTATTACTAGGTTCGCTACTTGAGCTTTTGTTGCAACTGCCATTTCTTGTACTGCGCTTCTTTATCCTTGTTTTGATCCTTCAAATATGCTAGGGTATTTAGGTACTCGATCACCCTCAATTCGTAGCCTTCGTTTACTGTTATGTTCTGGAAGTCTGCAACTTGTTTAGTGCTAAATACCCACCCCCACCTTGCCATAAACGGACTACTTTCTCCGCCATCTTTTGATTCTCCATTGAGAAGGTTATGGTACTGCTTATTAATTCGCTGAATAATTGACAAAAAAAAAGCATACAGCTATATACTTCTATGAATTTTGCCCCTAGCAAATCATCCG